CATTTACTACTCTACGCGGTCTTGGGGGTAAACTGCGAGCATTGCCATTTCCTGTAGGTGTTTGAGATCCTGAATATCTACTACTTGGAATATTATTTACTGCAAAAGCACCTGCATTAATCTGGCTGGTATCAAATCGCGTCGCGCCTGCTGCTATTGCGCCTGCGGTTGCAAGATTACCTGCTGATCTCAGTACAGTCAATGAGCTATCATATGATCTTTGTAAATCTTTAAATGGATTTAAGAACGAATTAAATAATTGCTCCATTTCACCTATAAAACTACAAAATCGTAATATAAGAAATTGTGCCTCTTCAAGATCTAAATTCTCAAATGTGCTTGAGGCATATGAAATAAGAGCACTAACAGTTTTCTTAATATTTTCCACTGATAAATCAGAAAAGAAATCTTCAGCTTTTGTTTTAAGATCAATAATTTTTTCCGAAATTGCTTTTGTATTGTATATAAATTCCTCGTCGATTCCTATTGTAGCTAGTAAATTTGCAAGTTTGGCTTTTATGCTTTCTACTAATTTATCAACAAGTCGCAATATTCTTTTCTTAAGTGATTCTATTAGAGCCCGAGCTGAAAGTTTACTAAGCGAAAATTCTCGTATAGAATTTACAATGTCAGTAAAATCGCCTACGAAACTTTTTATATCACTGAAGATACCTTGCAATTTATCAAATTTTGCAAATACACCTGTTACCAATGAACAGAATGATCCCATTGAAGATTGACTTATATTATCTGCTGAATAGAAAAAATCCAAAGTTTTTAATAAATTAGTAGGATTTGCTACAGTAAGATAAGCGCTAAAATGATCTTGATTAATATATGAATAATCGTAGAAACCAATAAGTTCAGCAGTAGTAATAAATGGTAGTTGATTTAATCTATCACTAAGATTGGGATATGCTTCATTAAATGATGCGCTATTATAATCTATAGTAATTTCTTCAGAGCTAAGTGACTTAAATCCTGCATAAAAGTCATCCTGTTGTTCTATTGGTAAAATATCTAGTGATGTAGTATCTTCAACAGCAATTATAAAAGTTTTATTTTTCTGGTTTGCTAGATAATTATTTAATGCTATTGTGTTTTTTGCTAAAAGATCTTTATCAATTCCGTCTAGGGAGTCAGCAACTGCTATTTTTTCATACCCATCAATAAGATTACTTATTTGATCATATAATGGTGAATTTTTATACTTATCTTTTGCCGCAAAAATACCATCTGGTAAAGAATCATTTATATCATCAGGAAGATTAATATTATCGCATGGAATTTCTTCCTTAAAGTCATTGCAAGGTATTTCTGCCATGTTAAGTCCTCATTATACTGGAGTTGATTTAGGAAAGCCTTTTGAAGGCGGCGCAGATGCAACTACTTCCTGTGAAGGTAGAGCGTTATATGGATTAGTATTGCTTGGAGTCTTAATTTCAGCATTTGAACCACCGACCACATCATCAGCCGCATCACTAGCTAAGTATACAATTTTATCTAATGCTACAGTATCGGAATTCAAACTGATTTTAGAACCGCCGCCTATACGTATTGATTCCGATTTTATATCAGTAGATGATGTCGAATCTATAGAAATTATTTCACTGGTAAACTGTGAATACACACCAGAGTGTATATTGATATTTTCAAGACTTTTAATATTTACATCACGGGCAGCATCAAGAAATATTGTCTGACCTTTAATATGAATCCCTGCATCATAGCCAGATGCCGTGCCTGAACTATTGCCTTGAAACTTCAGAGATTTTGCAGATTTTAAATGTAATTGTTCTATATTTGCTTCTAAGTTTAGACTGGCAGCTCTAACCTGACCACTTTCACCTCCTATAAAATTCATCTGCCCAGCAACACTTACTATATGATTTCCTTTTATTATCTGTTGATAATTGCCTCTTATTTCTTCTACTTTATTACCCTTAACTAGAACATGGCTATCGCCTTCAATTGTTATTATATTTGTTCCACCTATATATAAGTGATAATTTTTTTCATTAATATCATACGAATCGCTGTGCGACTTTTTAGTAGAAGTAGCAGGGCCCATTTGAATATAAGATCCAGAAGGATGCCAGATCATAATCCGCTCTTGGTTCTGTGTGCTATCTAATTCAATTACATGTCCACCAGGTGTCTCAATTACTCTATTATGTGGATAAGAAGCATTATAAGCAGGTGCTGGCTCTTCCCATGTAGTGCTTGATGCATATGAAGGATCTGCAGTAGATCCACCACGCGAACCATCATCAGGCCCAGTGGTAGGTAGATTAGGGTCAGAATCAAATGCACCAGCATATTTGCCTGATAAAGAGGAAGTAGGTGCACCAGCTGCTTTCCATCCTCCATGGATTATTTTTACATAATCAATTGTTTCTTCAAATGGCGGAATTTTATTGCCATACTTCTTAACATTACCAGGCCCTCCATTATAAGCAGCCAATGCCAAAGGCCAACTGCCAAAGTTATTATATAACCCAGATAAATATTGGGCACCGAACCTAAGTTGCTCATCAGTATCTGAAAAAACATTTGACCATGACTTAAGCGGCGCCGTTTTATAGCCAGGATCACCTGCCGTACTTTCGATAATTTGAGTAAGACCACTAGCGCCAGAACCTGCGTTTTTAGCATTTGGGTTCCATTTACTTTCCTGTTCAATAAGCCTAAAAAATAAATCTGGTGGAATATTATATTTTTTTGCAGCAGCTAATGCAGCCTCACCATATACACTGACACCAGCAGGGATATCTGTCCGAGTTTCATCTGCGACTGGTCCTATATCTTCATCCTGCCCTGCAACTCCCATATTACCCCTGGATGCAATATTTGCACTACCCCCAGCAATTTCGATATTTTGTACTTGATTAGATGCCATTGGCAACAAGTATGTTTTATCTAATTCCTCGCCCCTAGCTAATCTAGAGCCTGGTGGTTGTCCAAAATCTTGGTCTCTACAACCATGGGCGCCTCTATCTATCTCATTTCCAAGTGCAGACCCCCAGCCATTTTTAGCAGGATTAATTGGTTCTACCATTTGAGTAGGTATAGCACCTAGGATCATTGGTTGCTGGGCATCACGACCATCAATAAAAAAGCCAAAAACCCAACTATTTAAAGGTGGAACTCTAACATTTATAGGATCATGGTTACCCATAATACATGTTGCCCAAGGCAGATCTTCAGTGGGTATATCTTTTACTGAACCATGCATACCAAACGCTCTTACCTGAACTCTACCTTCAAGTCTAGGATCTTCATTATCTTCTACAACTCCCATAAAGAATAGAGGATTTGTAATGCCTAATCCAGTTTCCATTATTAACTCCTATTCACTGCATTTGCAAGTCTGGGATCAACTTGACCCGCGCCATATCCTATAGTACTTTTTGTAGTATTCCAATCACGTTTGATTAGAGTGTATCTATTTTTTGAAGTATCACCTTCCGACACGCGAGCTATACTTTTAACTATGTATTTACCACTTAATTGTTTATTGCTTTCTGGTGTGCCTTGTTTTGCATTGTTTTCTACTATATCCAAATTTACAATATTACCCGCGCATATATCTAATCTAGGAGGTCCTACTGCATCTACAATAACACTATTTAAATGACTTCTAAACGCGTGTCTATTACTAATCATATCAGGATAAAACCTATTACCAGGCAATGCAGAATCATCAAAAGCACCTATGTCCATATAATCTTTTACCACTATAAATTTTTTACTGTTTTCTCTGGTGAAAAATTCATCAGCAAAATCTTTGGTATGACGGTCTACTATTTGTCTAAATTTTTTATCACCGAAGTACGAATTACCTTTTTTCTGATAATCATATACATTATCATCGGCTAGTAGATTTACTTTTCGGTTAAGAATATTTATTTCTATCACTTCATTTTTGTAGTAACCACCAAACATATCATCTAATGTATTAAACCGATTTGTATTTGTTACGGTTTCTAGGTTGTTTTTTTGTTGCTCAGAAAACGCGGGGTCATCTGGTACTATGCTATTAGTAAGATTAAATACTTTTTTGTATTTTGCTGCGTATTCCTCAAGACCTTCATCACTAATAAAAAAGTAGGAATCTGAATTTTCAAAGAATCTAAATGATGATGATTGCCGCTTAGTAGAGTAACTTCTTCGGACCAGAAACTCAATTGCCTGAGGTACTGTAAAGTTAGGTATAGTACCTCTTATCAAATTATCGGTAAGACTATCTGATGCCAAGGATTCTTCTTCTATTCTAATATTCTTTTCGCCCTTATAAAATTCAGTAAATAGACCATTGATTAGATCTACTACCTTTTTATCTTTGAACGAGCGGATTATTCGATTAGAAGCAGCAATAAAATGCTGATATGAGAAAAGTTGCAAAGTATAACTAATACCGTCACTTTCACTTGCAGTTTTTATTGAGTCAATTTTATAAAGAAATAAATCGTAAGTGATAGTAGTTCCCATAAAATCAAGGACAGTTAAAACAACTCGTTCCTCACCTCTAAGCGGATAATCTTCTAATAAACCAACCTTATCAGTCACAGATAAGGATACCGAAATTGTATTAGCAGTAATTGATTCTGAAATTGAAAAATCAGAAATTAAAGCAAGTATATCTTTCTCGGGTTGATTGGTATCCAATACATGTGAGATAACAGCTTTAGTTATAGATAGAGTATCAATTTTATTTTGCTTGGTATCAGACATCAAGATCTCTAATCAACTGTTCAAATTCTTTTGTTATCTGATTTAAATAGTCACGATCGACTAAAAGTATTTCTCTTTTATTCTCATTTTTTTGTTGCTCGAGTTCATATATTCTATATGGCTTAAAGTTTGGAGGTATTACTATTTCAACCGATATTCGATTATTTTCTTCAGTTTTAAGGATTGTCCCATCCTCAGTTCTGAGATAAATTGTCTTCAGTGTTTCTGGTGTTATTTTTACCAAAGCCATTTATATTTTTCCTAAATTTTCTATTTCTTCTGCATCTAAGTCAAGTATTTCGTCTGTATTGATATCATCATCGGTTTCAACATAATAATAAACTATATTATCATCGTTTGTTTCATCACGAAGCCAATCAATTACTTCGGAGCCTGTTCGGCCGGATAACTCTGTATATTTATCTATGAGATACTTGTAAAATTCTTCTTGTGGCATATACCATTCACTATACGGGTCATTAACTCCATTTGCAAGTAAAACAAGCCACGTATAATCTACCGAACCATAATACAGTAATGCTATATCTTCTGGACGTTCGCCTTCCTTTACTGTATAAGGAAGAAATGCATATGGATCAGAAAGATTTTCCTCAATGAAATTTGTTCTTCTTGTTATATCAGTAACAAATACGTCTTGGTATTTGATTAAAGGGAATTTAGAAAAATATGTTGACATTATTATCCTCCATTAATTTCCACGAGAACTGTCATCGGGCCCACTAGTAGGTGGATCAGGTGGTATATCTATAGTACCGCCACTAGCACCGTTATAATCTTCTGCTGTGTGGATATCTGTTTCCATTAGTTGCAAGTTTACGGAAACTGCTGCCGGTTTGCCGCCCTTCATTACTGCCAAGCCCTGCGGTGTGTAATTAAATGTTGCACTTTGAACCATACATGTTTTAAATCGTATAAAGTAATCTGAATCAATACCAAAGAAATATATGTCAACCATAGATGGATAACTTAGTAGAGCTCTTGATATTGAGCCTACTTGCGTGTATGCAGGCAACGAGTTTACTTTTATTGTTTGTTCAATATCTTTTATGATATCACTTTCTAGTTTATTTGATGGTGCTAGGGTCCATTCAAATGAATGCTGTTTAAGATTGACACCTTCAAAAAACAAGGCTGATTTAGGATTTACGGTAGTTCCTACGCCGACATCAATATTTCTAGCACCACCGAATCTATCCAAAGTTCTTCTGGCTAAGAATGCAGCAGCTGATGCTATTCCATTTAATTGCACATTATTACTGCTATTACCAGCAATTGATTTTAATATGTCACCTAATGCTCCGGCGGCATCACTGCCCGAAGGCAATTTATTCATTATTGCTTGTTGGGCTTGACTGATACCACCTAACAACGAGTCCGATCCAGTAAGATTACTAGCTACATCAGATATAGCAGCACCTGAAATGCCCTGTTCAAATCCCTGAACTCTTATATTATATGAATCTGTGATATTTGCTGGTAAAGGAAGCATAATTGCATTTTTTATATTAGTCTGTGGTATACTTTCAAGAAGACCAGATTGTTGATTGGCATAGCTATAATCTTTAAAGATCATTAACATCCCATGAACTCCAAGATTACTTGGGAACTGCAGGATGCCAGTAGATTGCTGTCTTTGCCTACCTCTACTGATAATTGTGTCTGGTAATGTAAAAGCCATTGCATACTCGCCTTTGTTATTATTAGTTCTATTTATACTGATTTTTATTATAAATATATATGAAAAGAATTGAAGGTTGACAATGGCGTATCGAGGTAAATTCAGACCTAAAAATCCTAGCAAGTATAAGGGTGATCCAACAAAGATTACTTATAGATCATTGTGGGAATTTAAATTTTTTCGGTATATTGATGAACACCCTGATGTAATTTGGTGGCAAAGTGAGGAAGTAATTGTCCCGTACATGTCACCTATAGATGGCAGGATGCATAGATATTTTCCAGATGTAGTATTAAGAAAAAAACTACCAAATTGCACAGAAGAAACTATTATGATTGAAATAAAGCCACATAAACAAACACTAGTGCCTGACATATCCAAAAAGAATGCAACCAAAACTGGCAGAGTATCAAGACGATATATAAACGAAGTAAAGACATATGGCGTTAACGACGCAAAATGGGCTGCAGCAAAAAAATTCTGCGTAGAACGAGGATGGACATGGGCAATATTCACAGAACGAGAATTGGGAATTAAATAATGGTCGCACGCATATTTGATGATTTACTTTTAAAGGGTATCCGCGCTGGACAAGTACCTGCAAGAACACAATCAGCAAGAGAATGGTATCGTAATCAGGCAAAGCAAACACGTACTGTAAACGAAACTGATCTATTAAAACAGTCAACGGACCGATTAGAAAGTAGATTTAGAATAGGTCACATGTACCATTTTATATATGATCCAAAGCATAAAGCAACATTGCCATATTATGATAGGTTTCCTCTTATTTTTCCTATTAATAAAGCAAAAGGCGGGTTTCTAGGTATCAATTTTCACTATCTACCAATGCCATTAAGGGCAAAACTAATGGATGCATTATATGATGTTGCTTCCAATGACCGATATGATGAATCTACAAAATTGAATATTTCATATAGAACACTTGCTGGTGTTGCAAAATATCGAGAGTTCGCACCTACTATAAAGCACTATCTTACAAAACAAGTAAGAAGCAGGATGATGTATATTGCGCCTACAGAGTGGGATATAGCATTGTTTCTTCCTAGCGCAAAATTTGAAGGTGCGACGAAGACACAGGTATGGGCTGATTCCAGAAAAACCGTACGGGGTAAAAAATAAATGGCCTTTAATATAAACGAATTTAAAAGCAAATTAGACAAATATGGTGGCCCAGCAAAAACAAACTTATTCCAAGTAGTGCTTACTGGTAGCATTGATGGTGTTGTAGTACCTGCTGGTGATCTAGTGTTTTTTTGCCAAACAGTACAGATACCTGGGATTAATTTTAATTTATTAGAAAATAAACCACAGGGAATTGGCTTACCTCAATCATTTCCTATAAGCTATACCACAGACCCATTAAACTGTATTTTTATACTTGATAGTAATCATGAAATTCTTTCGTTTTTTCATCTTTGGATGCAGAACATTATTAATTTTGATACATCACGGGGTCTATTTGCTGCAAATGCTAGAGATGCTGAGCACTTCCCACACGAAATTAATTATCGCGACGATTATGAAATGACAATGCAGATAAATTATTACGGAACATCAGGGACGTTATATACAGTAGTACTAGAAGGTATATATCCATCTCAGATTGGAGCGCTAAATCTTTCGTGGGATGCAAATGACCAGATTGCTACATTGCCAGTTAACTTCTCATATAATGAAATAAAGTTTGAAGCAACTAGAACGGGTGAAGTGCAATCTGATATATCACGTGGGTATTTGGGTCTGCAGAAATCAATAGTAGCAGGTGGTAGGATTCAACAAGCAGTTGACTCATTTACATCAGTTGCAAGTTCGGCATTTACCGCTCTTGGCTCTATACGTAATGCAATAAATACTATTAAATCAATTTTTTAAAATGAAAAGGAACTTAAATTATGGCTCTACCTAAAATAGAAAAACCTATCTTTGAATTAATTTTACCGTCAACTGGTGAAACAATTCGATATACACCATTTTCAGTAAAAGAAGAAAAAATATTGCTAATTGCGCAAGAATCAAAAGAACTGGAACAAGCAATACTTGCAGTAACACAGATTGTAAATAACTGTCTTATAAACAAAAGTGTAGAAGATTTAGCAATGTTTGATCTTGAATATGTATTGCTGACACTAAGATCAAAATCAGTTGATAACAATGTAAAATTTTCAGTTAAAGATCCTGAGACTGATGAAGCGGTAGAATTGGAACTTGATCTTTCCGAGATTAAAGTAACAGCGAATGATAAACATAGCAAGGAACTTAGAATTAATGAATCATATATTCTATATATGAGATACCCTACAATTAACGAATTCATGCATATGTTAAAAAAGGGTGCCAAAGATACAGAAACAAACTTTAAAATTATGGTAGACTGCATGGATAGATTAGTATCAGAAGATGAGGTATATAATTTTTCTGACTTTAACGAAGAAGAAATTAATGAGTTTCTTGATAATCTAGAATCCGATGTCATTAAGAAATTAAAAGTATTTTTTGATACAATGCCAAAATTAAGACATGAGATCAAATATACAAATAGTAAGGGCAATGATAAGACATTTGTAATTGAAGGAATGGAAAGTTTTTTTATCTAGTGCTGAGCCACATAAATTTATCTTACTACTACCAACTTATTTTTTCGTTGGCTCAGCACCACAAATACCAAATATCTGAAATTGAAAATCTAATACCATACGAACGAGATATCTATTTTGCAATGTTAGTAGAACATATAAAGAAAATGGAAGAAAGATCAAAGAAAAATGGATGACGAAAACGGCAAAAAAATAGTAGACCGGCTACAAGCTGAAGGTCAGCTTACTCGTAATACTGGAACTAATTCAATAAAAGCACTGAATAACAGAGTTGATAGGTTTACAATGGTGCTAGAAAGTGTAAATGCCGCGGTGCTAGATCAGACTGCAATCCTTCAGGAAACACTTAATCTCGAAAAGGCCAGAATTATAAATGAAGAGAGAGCTAGGCAACTTGCTAGAGTAGATCAAAGTAGGGGTACCCCGCCTGGATCAGGTACCCCACCTGGATCAGGTACCCCGCCTGGATCAGGTAACCCACCTGGTAGCGATAGTGGTGGCTTTTTACCTTCTTTAATTGGGTTGGGCGCTGGTGTAGGCACATTCCTGGGCAGAGCATTAGGACCAAAAATGCTAGGACGAGGGCTATTGAGGGCTGGGGCTGTAGGCTTACTGTTACCTTATATAGTAGATTTTACAAAGGAATTTACAGAAACAGCACTCAAGAACTTTGACTTTGAAGATGATTTTGCAGAAGGAGTCGCAGACAGAGCAGGTCAAACCGCTTTTGGTGCTGCTCTGGGTTTTGCAGTGGCGGGAAGAAGAGGTGCTGTAGTAGGTGCTGCAGCAGGCTTCTTATCATCTTATTCTGAAAACCTGTTGAATTTCTTAGGAATACCAGAAGACGAAACTGTACCCATATTGGGTTACGATTTTTCTGCTGGCGAAGCTACTCAAGGTATATTAGCTGCAATAGGAGGGGCAGTTGCTTTGTTTGCTCCTTCGCTGCTGGGTTTAGCAGGAAGAATGCTGTTGCCAGTGTTACTAGGACCGTTAGGTTTAGCAGCACTGACCGGAATTGCTTTAGCAGGCACAGTACTTCTTGTAAATAATTGGCTGAAAGGTAGGCGCGACGAATTTGCTGAAGAACTTGACGCTAAAGTAAAAAGTGTATTAGAACAAGACCCTACTGAGCCTCTAACACCAGAAGGTGCTGCCACATTGGGACAAGCAATCGCTGAAGACGCGCGCAATGCACAACTCGCTGGACTACCAGAAGAACAAAGAATAATAGCGGAAGAAAATGCCAGGCTCGCGCGCGAAAGATTGGGTGCCCAGGCATTAGAGCCTGATGAAGGTATAAATGCATTACAGACAGGTGATAGAATAAAAAGAATACTAGAAGGTGATATGACAGGTGTCAACGAGCTTGTAACCTTTCTACAAGGTCGCGGATACGAGGGCCAAGAAGAAATATCTGATGCTATAAGACATATGGCAATGGATTACATATTTTCTCAACAAGATAACAATAATATGATGGAAAATCTTGATAGATTTAAAGATATAATAGACTCGGTATCCCCATCTATGTTGGGAGGGCAAGATATATATAGTGGCCGTGGTTCTATGGTTGAACAG